ATTGCAGGCCGTGCTGCACGGTACGATTAAGATTATTTTGGCCGGTAGGCAACGCACGCCAAGACCGCAGCCATTTTTGAATGCCGCCGTTGTCTGAATAGACGTTGAGGTCAAACGCGTAGATGTTGCCGTTTTCAAAGTCACCGACAACAATCTCACCGCCAAAGTTCATCTGGCAGTTGCTGCGGTGGCGCGTAAACTGACCGTTGTTGAACCCAGCGCGTTCATGCCATGCTTGAGTAGCTACGTCATACACCCAAGTCGTATTGGCCGAAGGAAAGATCAGCACATAAAAAGCGTGGCCGTCCTGCTGATATGTGTAAGCCACCGCGTCAGAAATGTCGCCGTACTGCTGAATCTGCCATTCAACGGCGTGTGTGCTGATTCGTTGACCCGTGTAGCCGTTGGCACGATAGACAATACCGCTACCTCGGGCATCAGCGCCCAGCCAGAAAATGCCGTTGTCTAATTTGGCGACAGAGTACGCCGCCGCGCAACCGATTTCGTTAAACGCGCCTTGAATACGCGACAATGGAAAGTCTGCATTACCTGCGTCGTACCAGACTTCTACCGAGTTAGACCCGAACAACCAAGCCTCGCGGTGGTCAATAATTAGCGCAACGAGTCCGTCGGGCGATCCTTCTGCACTGGCAAAATCCAACGCATCAACCTGAGTACCTTCAAGCAGACTTGTAACCCAAACTTTTTGGCTGTTAGGCTCATTAAAGACAAAGTATCCATCTAAATAACCCACTGTAACCGCGCCCGGAAAGTCGGGATCGGTAATCTGCTGAAAAACAGACGTGGAAGGATTGTAGATGTAGCTTGGGCCATTACAAGCAACAAATAACTGGTTGCCGTTATCTGACATTGAAACTGCGCCGGTGCCAGACACGGCACCAATCAGCGTAACAGTCCAAGTGGGGCTGATTTTGTAGAGGTTAGTTCCGCTAACCGCGTACCCATATCCACCGAACTGCCACAGCCCTCGAACCGGGCCAGAGCCCATATTGGCGAGCAAACGCAGCCCCGGTGCCCGGCTCAAGAAAGCAGGCTCTTTGCCTGCTTCCGGCACCATTTCTGGAAACAGATTGACACAACGAGATGCAGCCGCGTTAACAGAACGTGCAACGTACGTGCTGCCAAGAATTGGCGTTTTCATCAATAGTTGCCGGCGTAAACGTTAAAGCGCTGACGCGTCGCCACAAGGCTATATGGCAGGCTCATGATGTCGTCAGGGTTGTTGATACGCTTAATGTTTCGCTTGGACGTCAGGGCAATGCGCTGCACTTGACGCGAAGGTTCTACGCCAAACTCAGCCGCGATTTCGCACGCCAAGTTATAGCGAAACGCTCTCTGATAGCCGGGCGGCAGAGCAATATCTGTAGCTAGTGTGGCTGGCTGCGTAAGCGGTTGTATTGAGATAAAGTGCCACTCCAAATCCCGAGTGGGTTTTGGATAAATTGTCATGGTGACGTCAGGAAACGACTCATTGACAAAGATAACTTGTGGGTACGTAGAAGTCACCGTTTTAACGGCAATTCCGTTATATTGCTGTTGATTGATGAACTTGATGCCAAACGACACGTTGGTGCCGGGGTCGCGGTAATAAGTAGCATCATCAAGGCGAACCGGCCTAGAACCAGCAAAGTCACCTGTTGGACCAAGAGTCCGCGTAATTTCGTTTGAAGGCCAAATAAAGGTTTGGTCTTGCGTAGAAAACACGGACAGTCGCTCAATGTTCCATGAATCAATCATTTGATTCATGGCAAGAAGAGCGTCGGCAGAAGTCTCGGCAGAGGGTGACTCACCTTCGGCAAGCTGCCCAATCAGGCGTAACGCGCCGTTAATTAAGTCACCAGCAGTTGCCATGAGAATCTCCTTTTAGGCTGCAATCTTTGGCGGTCTTCCTCGCCGTTTTACTTCAAGCTCATTTACCGGAACAAATTCTGGCACAGGCTCTTGGGGATTATAACGCACCCAGCCGTGGGATTCATCATACGCCGCCTCAAGCTCCATTGTAGCGATCTTGGTGCCGTGGCGTTCATGTTTCAGATAGATATTCATAATTTAAAAACGGGGCCGAAGCCCCGTTTATTAGACGTCGACGTGGATAACGCAGAAGTTAATTACTACTGCTTCAGACAGTGATCCGCCCGAAATGTTACGCAACGTAATACTAACTGTGCCTGCGCCAAGCGCGTTTGCAAACACATTGTACGAACCCGGCGTAGCTTGCCCACCAGAGATCGTAAGGATCACGGTATCATTTGCGCTAATCAACGAATTGTTCAGCGTAAATGTAGCGTTAGTTGCAGTAGCCAACGATGCGTTGTTCATCGTAATGCGGCCAGCAGATTTATTCAAAGTAACGGCAGTACCTTTACCAAGACTGCTACCTTGAGTAATAGCACTGTAAGCATCTGAGCTGTAACCGATTTCTTCGCTTGCATAACAAGTTGTGAATTCGGGATCGCTAAATGCCACACCAATTGCTTTAGTGTTTGACATACTATTCCTTTCAAAAACGGGGGCCGAAGCCCCCATTTAATTTTTAGGCAATTTTATAGACTACGTAAGCGCCTTCGCCCGTTTTACGGAAGCGGAACATCGCGCTAGTCGCAGCAGCCAAAGAAACAACAGCGTTGCCGCCGTTTGTCACGCCAGTGCTGAGAGCAAAAGCAGCAGTGTAAGTAGCGGCAGCCGCATTTACCAGAGCCAGATCAAACGTGCTGCCAACGCGAGCGTTAGGAACAGCAGCGTCAATCAGAGCAGCCGTAGGAAGCGTCAAAGTTGCGTTAGCAGTAGGTGTCGCCACCAACATACCATTCACAATTTGAGCCGCCGTCAGCGTTGCGGTATCAGTCGCAACTTGCGGGGCCGCAGCAGCGCCAAGAACAGTTTCGTTGTTGTTGCCAGCGCCGACTTGATAACCACCTGCACCATTAGGAAGAGACATGATTTAATCCTTTCAATCGTTGAGAACCCCCGGCGAACCGGGGGATTGCAAACTTAGCCCCAAACACGGCAAGCCATTTGCGGGCGAATTGCGCTGTAGCCGTACAGAACGTCAATACGGCAAGGCATACGGTCGTTGTTGATGTCGTACTGACGCACAACACGCAACGAGATGCCGTTATGCACAGCACGCGAAGCCATATCTACGCCTTGGGGCAGGAGAAGGTCAGCGGTGGCAAACGTAATCGCGTCCTTGTGGTACACAAGGTTCTGAGCGTATTGCGAAGCAGCGGAACCAAGCATGGTGACAGCACGGCCACTGGGCGGCAGCACGTCAACAGTTGCCAGAGCGTGAGCCGAAGAATACAGCGACGGATAAAACTTCAGTGTGCCGGTGGATGAGGCGGTCAGAGCTTCAGTCACAGTGAATTGCTGGAGCGAACCAGTGGATTCACGAGTCTGCGGATTGACGGCATACACGCCGGCGATGGTGAAGACGTCGCCCACGTTCCAAGTGCTGCCAGTGCCCGTAAAGGAAAGAGCAATCGAGGAAGCACCTTCAGAAGTCACAGAAGCGCCGGTGGTGATGGTCGTACCCCAGTTGCCTGTGGTGTGCTGTTTGATCGACTGAGACATATTGACTTCATCAAAGCCCAACACGCCTGTGCCCATCATGCCATTTTTGAACTGCTTGGAAATGGTGTCGGTGGGGTTAAACAAGCCCTTCATGCCTTCAACCAAGCCAGCGTTAGCAGCCGGATTGACAGTGGCGTAACGGGGCGACATAACCGCCGCGTTTTCGTTCAGCTTCTGTTGAGCTTGCAGCAGAACCAGCGAGGTGCCGGGAGTCGTGCCGGGGGTGCCCACGGAGTTGGCAATAGATTTATAGGCGTTAGCAACGTCGGCGTCGATAGACGAGGCCAGTTGGCTAATACGCGGCTTCAGCACACGTTCTGCAAAGTCATCCAACTGCATGGTCAGTTCGGCAGACGTGAAGTTGATGCCGATATGCTTTTGGTTGGCGACAGCCAAAGTTGTGAACTGTTCGTTGTCGTCCTGAGTTTGCAGGGCGGCACCGTCAGTCACCAGCGCCCGGTCAGGCAGACGGATACGCAGTGTGGAGCCGATTTTGGCACCTTCAACGGCGAACGAATCGTCGTATTGGCGGTTAACGTTACGGGTAAGAACGAGATTATTCTCAAGGATTTCCAGCGCCTTGCGAGTAATCATGTCGATGGTTAGGATGCTATTTGCCATGATAATTCCTTAAAAGAAGTTAGCGGTTGCGTTGCGCTTCAAACTTCCGCATTTGCCTTGCACGTTCCGCCTCAATCCACTCTGACGCGCTCATTGATTTAGTTGAGCGGGGGTCAGTCGTATCGTAAGCCGGTGCGCCAGAAGTGCGCGCTGTAACAGGGGCAATCGGAGCCGGAGCGCTGGTTGTCTTTTTAACTGGCGGTTCAGCCGCTACTTTGGCCTCAATCCGTCCAATTTCTTTGGCTTGCGCTAAAGGAGTCAAACGAGAAATTCGATCAGCTTCTTTCGGATTAGAGCCAAGGTAATACGCTAAGTCTGGCCCAACGTCCGAATATTGAATTGCTTCCGCCATCGTGCTCGTAATTTTCAAGTTTGGGTTATACGCAACTTGTTCAAAGTCTTCGTATTTGTCCCGCGCCTGCTCTTCACGTTCTTGATAAGCGTTAAGCACTTCCTGCTGTTGCCGCTGTACTTCCCGTTGCTGGAGTCGTTCTTCTGCTTTGCGATCCGCCAATGCTTCGGCATACGCTTCAACAGATTCAAACTGATCCGCTGGCGGGACATCTACCGGCGCACTACGAGGCGCTTGCTGCTGCGTTCGTTGTGCTTGATCTCGTTCCCACTTGCGCTGCTCTCTTGCAAGCCTTTTACTAATTGCCGCGTCTAATTCTTCCTGCGTGAAAGTCTTAGATACTGTCTCGGCAACTTCCGGCGTCGAAACCTCAGGTTCAGGTGAGGCCGTCTCAACCTGTTCCGGCGCGGGCACTTCCGCTATTTGTACTTCTTCAGTCATGGTTGATTCCTAAGAATCCCTGATCTAACGGACCAGTACGTTTGATGCAGTTTAATACAAAGCGTTACCCTATGTACTCAATTAAAAAATAGTTAATCCCAATATTTGTAATGTTTTGCAAATCTACGACATTAATTGTTCGTTTTTCTTCTGAATTGCAACGAAAGAACAAGTCGTTTGTGACGCTGTATCCACTCGACAAGTTACCGCCCGTCGCTTGACCAAGAACGGTAGGCGTACCTTCGTTAGTTCTTATGACGTAATTATACGGCCCCGAGTTTCCGGTGCTACCCGCTGGATTTACAAGCCAAACTTTTAGGATGACTGAATTTAACGGTAGCCGAACAGTTTCTGTGCCTCCGCTAATTGGCCCAGTTGTCGCTGCGGCACCAACGTGCGCTATCTTTCGGCTAGTAATCGAACGTGCTGCATCAAACCAGCCTTGATCGCTATCAAAAAGTTCATATACGCTTGCTGCTGCATTACCTCGACAGTTGTAAAGCCTAGCAACTGGACGGCCTCCCGAGTTAACCCCAGATGTCCTCAGAAGAAATTGTTCTGGTTTTGCAAACTGCGTGATAAAACAATTGTCATAACTAATCCGTGGTATATACGCAAATTGATTGCTTCCGCCAGATTCGTATGTGTGCGTACCCATCAACGAACAGTTAATCCACTGAATAACAGGGCCGGGGCCATTTACAAAAGTTACAAAAACCGTATTAAACGCGGCCACAAGACTGCTTTGGCTTTCGGTGTCGCAACCAGAAAACAAAATGTTTCCTTGCAGCCATTGGCTAAACAAAATTTTAGCGTTAGTATTTTTTAGCTCAAATCTTGTGGCATGACAAACAAACGAACACACGCCTTCTGCGTGGGTAATTCCTTCAAGTCTAAACAGGTAGGTTTCAACGGACGGCGTATATCCGGATACGTCGCAATTACTAATTTTGACGTTTCCGCCTTTGGTCATTTTGATCCAAGGGGAGCTACACCAATATTTACACTCGGTGAACCAATAGTTCAAAAACTGATCGCTGTCTTCAGAGAACAAAAACACTGTCCAAGCACCCTGAAACGCACATTTTTCAAACGAGTATTCTGAGTTAGTGTTGGTTCCTTTAAGCTGAAACCCGTATCGCCATGTCCCCGTCCAGACACAATCTTGAAACCTGTAATCCTGCGCCCCGCCAGTGCTATACGAATACATCCAATCCGTAGTAGCACTATTGGCATAAAAAGTAATTCCACTAATGCGGAGAAACAACAGTTTATCGTTGTTATAAAACAAGGGGGCTGCGGCGGCAGGTTCGTAAACAATCTCAGTGGTATAGGCGCCCGCACCTTCAATTGTAAAACCTGCTGTTCGACCTGCTGAAAAATCACCGATGCCAAGAATTGGCTGGGTTAGCCTATAACGACCAGCGGGGATATAAATCTTCAAGCGCCCTGATCTATTTGAATTAAGGGCAGAGGGCGCAACCGAAATGCTATTAGCGTATGCAATAACATTTGCAAATGCCGCGCTGTCATCAGCCACACCATCGCCAACCGCGCCAAAGTCTTTAACCGACACTGTTTCACGCAATTTGGCCTGAACGGTAGTCGTAACGGCACCTGTGCCGGTAGGCACATAAGGCATATTTACTAGTGTGGTTTGCTTAGTCGCACCGCCTTGCACGACCGGCACAAGCTCAGAGCCAGTTAGCGGGAGGGTAGCTGCTGGGAGTTCAGAGATTTTTGTGCCGGCCATGTGTGCTTACTCGCAAATAATTAGGACTATTATGCCCAACCCCTAACGGGTTGTGCTGGATATATCAAATACGCAGACCATTCAGGCTTTTCTAGCCCTCTGATATTAACGTGCCAGCCTGTTTGCAGAACGCCATCAATCCAAATTTTGCCAATAACATCAAGATCACCAGCAGCGCAATAAGTAATCCATTGGTTTTCTACTCGGAATTCGGGCAGTGTCGCAATTGCCTGAGCTTCATCAACAAACTTTAGGTAAAGGTCGCTCATCTAAATTACACCGTCACAAAAGCAGTTAATTCGCCATTAGAAACTCGACGCGGGTAATACTGAATGGCTTTTATGTGGCCGTTCAAAGCAGCTTCATTAACAGCACCGACACCAATTCCAAGTTGGCTGACAACAGGCAATCCGGAAGTTAGCGTGGTTGTTGTAACGGCTGTTACGCCTGTTCCGCATACAGCCATTTGTGTAGCGCTATATGCAAGAGCAATTTTCTGCGTGACGCCTACTGTATCGGCAACAAGGCTGTTTGTGACACTAACCCCGCCTGTGGCTATTAAGCTAATTCTTGTGCCATTTTGAGACCGTTGCAACATCCGATTGGATGAGGTTCCGTCACTAAATGCCCAGTAATTGAAATAATCGGCCGCAGTAGAAAGATTGCTTATGTGGTCATATGTCACCACCATCGTGCCATTTTCTGCGTTATACCAATCGGAGAAATTGGTGCCTGTCATACGTGGCACATCGGCCGAACGCGATAGCGCAGTAGTGGTGGTTTTGATAACCGAAGACGCACCGGCTCCCAATTCCAACTGAGGCAGGCCAATGCGAATAGTAATGTCAATCGCCACGCCACTGGCAAATGTAAATACTATTGACGATTGAGCAAATACTGTTGACGCGTTTGCAAAGGTTGCAGTGTTTGAAACTCTTGCAAAAGTTGTCTGACTTTTGCGATCAACACCCGCAAAATACTCAAGCGTTGTACCTATTGAATTTCTTCCGATAATGGCATTTGCAATGCTTGTAATATTTGTTTCGCTGCCGCCAATAACGGCAAAGTATGTAGAGTTTGTCCAAGCCTGACCACTTAAGGCAGGAATTTGAGTATTTTGGTCGAATCCAATAGAAAAACTTGTTGCGGATGTTGTGCCAAAAAATCGAACATCAATGTACTCAATTCCGCTTGTCGCCCCTACCCCAACAATAGTTTGGGACAACGTACCCAATGCCGGCACAGTCCAGTTCGTAGGAAATGTCCCGGGCGTTCCAGCTACTGCACCCTGCATGGTGTTATTGCGCAAACTATTGGTGCGCGCTGGCTCAACTAGTAAGCCCAAAAGCGCCAAAGTAGTCGGGCTGTAATCAAACCGGGGAGCATTGATTGCTGCGCTTTGAAGCACGCCAGCACTATCAACATAAGTGCCCGTGGTTGCCCGTGTAAACGTAATACGCGGGTCAAGGGAGCCTGTCAGAAAGTTCAGATCAAGCTGAGGATAAGGCCTTGTGCTTTTAAGGGACGGAACCCCTAAAAGCCCAAGCCCTGCACTATTTCTGACGCTAGGCCCGAAGCTCATCGAATATTGATCGGTTTGCAGTAAAGAGTGCCACCCGATGAAACTTGGATAGCGCTAACACGCCACGGTGCGCCTGTGCCCGAAACGCCAGAGCTAGGCTGCGGCACGTTGAACGGGATTGGCGTGCCGGCAGGAATTGGAGTGTCGGCTGTTGTGGCAGTAACTCCTTCGCCTACACGAATGTAAGCATCAGTCGTGCACCACACTAGCACACCT